CCTTCAGCACCTTGCTACCAAGTCCTACGCCCAACACAAGGCACTCGGTAACTATTACGCCGCGATTCCCGACTTGGTGGACGCATGGGCCGAGGCGTACCAAGGGCGTTATGGGCTAATCGCCTCCTACCCCACGGACGCTCACTACAGCAAGGAACCCAAAGCCTACGCCGACAAACTGCTGGACTTCCTTGACGAACTGCGCAACGTCCTTCCGAAAGACCCCGAACTCGTCAACCTATTTGATTCGGTCGTGGACGAAGTGTTGTCTCTGCGCTACAAGTTGACCAATCTCTCGTAATATGTTCACCGCCTCTGCGCCATGTACGCGGTGGTTTTCTCGGTGCGACAAATTCAGCAGGAATAGTGCGTAATGCAAATTGAGCAAATTGGGATCGCCACCCTGATCCCGTTCGCCAAAAACAGCCGAACACACGATGATGCCCAAGTCGCACAGATCGCGGCGAGTATCCGCGAGTTTGGGTTTACCAACCCCGTCCTGATAGACGAGGGCAACGGCATTATTGCCGGTCACGGGCGCGTTATGGCAGCCCGTAAACTAAAACTGTCAGAAGTCCCGTGCATACGGCTATCTCACCTGTCGGACGCCCAGAAACGGGCCTATGTCATCGCCGACAACAAACTTGCCCTGAACGCGGGCTGGGACGAGGCAATGCTCAAATTGGAGTTAGCCGACCTCCAATCGCTCAACTTTGACCTAGACCTAACCGGCTTTAGCGCCGACGAAATAGACGCCCTATTAGCCGAAAAAGGCACCGAGGGGCTAACTGACCCGGACGACACCCCAGAGCCGCCCGTGGAGCCTGTCACGCGGCTAGGCGACGTTTGGGTATGCGGGCAGCACCGAGTAATGTGCGGAAGCGCAACGGTAGAAACCGACATTGCAATACTGATGCAGGGTGCATCGCCCGATTTAATTCATACCGATCCCCCGTATGGCATGAATGCGGTAACGAAAAGTTCGGTTTTAAAGGAACGGTACAAAACAGACATCAAAGGCGACGATAACGCCGACACGGCAAAGGACGCTTTTCGGCTGATTTATGGAATGTACCCCGACGCCAAACACATATGGTGGGGTGCCAACTACTATTGCTCTGCATTGCCCGATAGCGAATGCTGGTTGGTGTGGGATAAAAACAACGGGAACAGCGATCAAACCGATTGCGAATTGGCATGGGCCAATTTTCGTAGCGTTGTGCGGCAGTTCACACAAGCAAGTGAAAAAACAAACCGCGTTCACCCCACGCAAAAGCCGGTTGCGTTGATGGAATGGATCATCAAACGATTTAAGGTTTCTGCGTCGTCTATTGCAGACTTTTTTGGTGGTTCGGGTTCCACATTGATAGCGGCAGAAAAAAACCAAATTGTTGGTTATATCATGGAGTTAGACCCAATATTTGTGGATGTAATTGTTAAACGGTGGGAGCAATTCACAGGCCGAAAGGCCGTGCTGGAGTCTACCGGCAAACCCTTTAAGGCCGCGGCATGAGAAACCGCCGCAAAGAGCAAACGATCAGCCCCCGCACAGGCCAGCCTAAACAGGGCCACCAAGGGGAGGGCGGCGGTCGGCCCCGCTTTGAGATTGATTACGAGGCCGTCAAGAAACTGGCGGGCATTCAATGTACCCAGAGCGAGATTGCCGCGTGGCTCGGTTGCAGCGTGGATACGCTCCTGCGCGACGAGAAGTTTTGCGAAATCTATAAAAGCGGTGTGGAAAACGGAAAGATGTCCTTGCGGCGTCACCAGTGGCGTGCGCTGGAGGAGGGCAACACCACGATGCTGGTATGGCTTGGCAAGCAGTACCTCGCGCAACGGGAAAAGAACGAGTTGACCGGCGCTGACGGCAAAGACCTGACAATCACATGGCTGCCGCCCCAGTAACGATTCAATATGCACCCCGAAAGGTGTTTATGCCGTTCCACGAACGGACGAAACGCTGGGCGTGTTTGGTCGCGCACCGCCGAGCGGGTAAAACAGTTGCAGCGGTGAACGATATCGTTCGGGCGGCTATGTTCGCCAAGTCGCCTAACCCGCTTTATGCCTACATAGCGCCGTACCGATCACAGGCCAAAGCAGTCGCGTGGGACTATTTCAAGTTCTACGCTCAACCCATTACCCGCGAGATCAACGAGTCGGAATTGGTGCTAGAACTGGTCAACGGCGCAAAGATACGGTTGTTCGGCGCAGATAACGCAGACGGTATGCGTGGCCTTGGGTTTGATGGCGTGTATATGGACGAATATGGTGACTTCAAACCATCGGTATTTGGGAACGTAATCAGACCGGCTATGTCAGACAAAGGCGCATGGGGCGTCATGGCGGGTACGCCGAAGGGTAAAAACCAGTTCTGGGAGATTTACCAAACCGCCCTGCGCGACCCGAACGATTGGTTCCTGTTGCGCCTACCGGCCAGTCAGTCCCGGCTACTCCCGGAATCGGAGTTAGCCGCCGCTAGAGCGCAGTTGACCGAGGATCAGTACCTACAGGAGTACGAATGCTCATTTGAAGCAGCGATCCTCGGTGCTTTTTACGGGCGAGAGTTGCGAGAGGCGCAGGATCAAGGCCGCATGACGCACGTTCCCGTGGACGAGCATCTACCCGTACATACCGCATGGGACTTGGGCTACAAAGACGATACCGCGTGCTGGTTCTATCAGGTCGTGGGCGGTGAGATTCACGTCGTGGACTTTTTCAGCATCTCGGGCGCATCCATCGCTGACCTTGCCGGCATTATCCGTGACCGAGGATACCGATACGGCAAGCATTGGCTCCCGCATGACGCTAAAGCCAAGACGCTGGCCTCTGGCGGCAAAAGCATCATTGAGCAGTTAGCCGAGTTCTTGGGTGTCAGCAAACTTGCCATCGTGCCTGACCTGTCGGTGCAGGACGGCATCCAAGCGGTGCGCCATATGCTCCCACGGGTATGGTTTGACAAACGCTGTGAAGATGGTATTGAAGCCTTGAGGCAATATCAGCGAGAATACGACGAGGACAAAAAGGCGTTTCGGCAGACACCTCGTCACGACTGGACGAGTCACCCTGCCGATGCCTTTCGGATGTTAGCGATTGCGTGGCGACAAGAGCCGACGAATGTCACCGCGCTGGAACCGAAGGCGTTGATCGTCGGGCCGCAAAATCAGGTCACCCTTAACGATATGTGGGCGGCGCACGACCGTTCGCCCCGGAGAGCGAGAATATGAGCGGAGTACCATTTCCTTACCGTTACCCGTATGAGACGGTGGCGGCATCGCAGACTGCACAGGTGTTGGGCGGCACGGGCGCAGCGGGTGATTACCTGCATCGCATCGTCGTCACGGTCACGACGACTGGCTCTAGCACTTTGAGCGTTATTGACGGCAGCACGACGATCCTGACGATGGCGGCAAACACGCCCGTTGGTGTCTACAGCCTTGAACTCGGTCTTGCTGCGGCAACCGGCCCGTGGAAGATCACGACGGGAGCGGGTTTGACGGTGCTTGCCGTTGGCCTCTTTACGCCGTAATGGACGGCAGACGCAAAGCCGGTTTGTACGCCAACATCCTCGCTAAACGCGAGCGCATTGCTGCCGGTAGCGGTGAGCGTATGCGTAAGCCGGGTGAGGCGGGCGCACCGACCGCAAAGGCATTTCGTGAGTCAGCCAAGACGGCGAAGCCTGAAAACAAATGAGTGCAGCGTGGCAGCGTAGCGAGGGGAAGAACCCAAAGGGCGGTCTAAACGCCAAGGGTCGTGCTTCCTACAAGGCCGAGACAGGCGGGACGCTGAAGCCTCCCGTGAAGTCAGGCGACAATCCGCGCCGCGCATCGTTCCTCGCCCGCATGGGCAATATGGCAGGGCCGATGGAAAAGAACGGTGAGCCAACCCGCCTCGCCCTCGCGCTACGAGCGTGGGGTGCGTCCAGCAAAGAGGACGCAAAGGCCAAGGCGAAGGCAATTAGCGCAAGGAATAAAGCGTAATGGAACAGCCGGTCAGTTCAGAGTTAGACAGGTATTTGCGCCTGATTGGGCAGTACGACAACGAGTTTGCCAAATGGCAAGCGCGTACCAAGAAACTCATCAAGCGTTACCGCGACGATACCCGCGGGCAGTCGGGCAACGAGACGGCGAAGTTCAACATCCTTTGGAGCAACGTCCAGACGCTGATCCCCGCTGTCTACGCGAAACTTCCGAAGGCCGACGTTTCCCGCCGTTTTGGTGACAACGACCAAGTAGGCCGTGTTGCCGCCAGCCTCATTGAACGTGCGCTGGACTTTGAGATTGAGCATTACCCCGACTTCCGCGCCACGATGAAATACTGCGTAGAGGATCGGTTCCTCGGCGGTCGCGGCGTGGCATGGGTGCGCTATGAGCCGCACGTTAGCCCGATTGGCATTGAGGACGATGGCGTACAGGTCACCGAGGACATTGAGCGCGGTGAGGGTGCGCCCCCCGACCTAGAGGAAATTGACTACGAGTGCGCCCCGGTGGATTACGTCCATTGGAAGGACTTTGGACACTCACAAGCCCGGACGTGGGAAGAAGTCGGACAGGTATGGCGCTGGGTTTATATGACCCGCGAAGCCCTCGCCGAACGCTTTGGTGATGAAATGGCCCGTCGTATCCCGATGGATCAGGGGCCAGATCAGTTAAACGCTTACCGCGACAGCAAGCGTCAACAGAACCTCGCCAAAATATGCGAGTTATGGGACAAGGAGACGCTTAAGGTCTACTGGTTCGTCAAGGGTATGCCACAGGTCATTGACGTGCGAGATGACCCGCTTGGCCTTGAGGGATTCTTCCCCTGCCCGAAACCGCTATATGCGACCACGACCTCGGACAACCTTGTGCCGGTTCCCGACTTCGTGCTGTACCAAGATCAGGCGATGGAGTTGGACATTCTGTCCGACCGCATTGATGGTTTGGTCAAGGCGCTGCGGGTGCGTGGTGTCTATGACGCATCGCAGCCCGCTCTCCAGCGTTTGATGACCGAGGGCGACAACAACGCCCTA